TTGTTTGGCTCGATAACTCCGGCAATGAAATACCAGCCGCCGTTTACCAATTTGAACGATGGTATCATAGACTGGTCGAGGATCAGAGAACCAGCAGAGTTATACAGCATAATTCTGGGCTTGCCGGAATACAGCGACAGGTAAAAAATCGGCTGACCAGGGCCGTATCTCGTATTGAAAATCGGACAGAATGTGTTTCCTACAGAATAGGTAGTCGGACACATCCAGCCTCCCACCACGATGCGTTCACCGAGGCTGGCAAAAATGCTGCCGTCATTGGTGACCTGCAGGTGGGTCTTTTCCGATGTAGGATTATTGATATTAAAACGGAGCTGCCGCCCCTTGGGGCTTTTGGAGAGGTTCGCTGTCGTACCAGACCAGTTCACGATGACCATCTTTCTGCCACAGCCAGAACTGTCAGCGAGGGCATTATCCTCATCTGGTTCAGATTCATTCATACGCCACAGACCAGAGGCGGCATACTCTGCCGGAAACTCACCAGTGAAATCCGTCTGTTGATTCAGAATTGCTTTCAGAGCCATGCCATCACCTCCATCTGCTTTTTGCCTGTATCTGAACTTCGGTCAGAGCAGCGTTGCTCACTTCGACCGCTACCGTATTGTCGCCCACGTGCAGGGTTGGAAAATTCAACTCCTGCAAATAAGGCAGACCGTTTCGGAGAGTATCTCCGTTTTCATCCACCACATAGGCGGTCATCTTATCGGTATCCACAATGAGAGCCTCTCCGGCAGACAAGGTGGCATTGACAATTTTGAGTTCCGAGCCGTTGGTGGTGATGCTGATATAGTTACTTGCCCCAGGTGTCATTTCGCCCTCGATGCGGTACAAAGGGAGCGATTCCACGTTGCCGATCACACGGGCAATGGTGTGTGTTCCGGCTTCCGTGATGGAAAAGGTCTCGTCCGTAATCGCATAGGCGAAAGGGTCTGGGCAAAAGAACTTAAGATCAAAGCTGCCGGAAGAGCGGACGAGCCGTTCACAGTCCACAGCATCGTTCAGACGCGCCATGAAGTATCTGTCCGGCACATCATCGAATACCAACTGGCGAAGCCCCTGGACGGGGTCAAGCCAAACGGCAATATCGTCCAGAGCCGACACCAGTGCGGTGAAGCTGTGTTTTGGATAGATGCTGCAGTGTGCGGTGATCTCACGGTAATCAAAATCCGCACCAAAGTCTGCAACACCATATTTTCCCGGCACAGTGGTGGTAAAGTTTCTGAGTTTACCACACACCTGCCAGGAGGTCAGTCGGGCTTTGATGCCCATGCTGGCTGAAGTAATATCGTTATAGGTGAAACCCATACACCAAAGCCCTCCTTTACGCTGTAGTGAAATGTCCCTGTGCGCGGGACCCGCTTTGAATCAGATTGTAGAGTTCCTGGGAAATCTTACGGATGTCCTCTTCGCTTCGTACAATCATCTGCTGGATAGTGATAAGCGCACCACCGCCCCAGCCCATGCCGGAGACGGTATCGTTGCGGTTGACTGTGCCATTGACATTGAACTCTGTAGGCAGAGCCGTGGTCATATCGTCCGCCAGACCATGCATCACTTCGTTGATGTCCTTGCTCATGCCCTCGGCAGCCAGCACCGCATCCTTACCATTGGCATTGATAGCACCAGCCAGACCTTCTACCAGCATTTCGCCGACCCAGCCCATTTCCTTGGACGGAGAAGCAATGCCGAAGAAGTCGCAGATGCCATCCCAGATAGAGGAAATCCAGCCGGACACCTTGTTCCAGAGCCAAGAAGCCAGGGACTGAATACCCTGCCACAAACCACGGACAAGGTTGCCGCCGACCTGGGCCATCTGGGACACACCCTTACCAAGAGCAGATACCAGACCAGAAATAATCTGCGGTACAGCCTTTACGATTTCCACGATGATAGTCGGCAGGTTCTTAATCAGCGAAATGAGCAGTTGAACACCAGCCTGGACGATCTGGGGGATGCTGTTAATAAGGGCGTTGACGATAGATCCGATGATTTCCGGGATTGCTGCCACAATGGTAGTGATGATCTCCGGCAACGCCTGGATAAGTGCTACCAGAAGGTCAATGCCTGCCTGTACCAGCTGTGGGATGCTGTCCAGCACCGCTGTGATGATACCCTCAATAATCTGTGGGATAGCCGCCACGATTGCCGTGATGATTTCAGGCAAGGCTGCCACCAGAGAGGTCAGAAGCTGAATGCCAGCTTCAATGATCTGCGGAATGGCACCGATGATGAAATCCACGATAGCCAGAATGATGGACGGCAGAGCCTCAATCAGAACAGGGATAGCGGTCAGCAGTCCTTCTGCCAAGCCCATAATCAGCTGAAGTGCTGCATCAAGGATAAGAGGCAGATTGGCTATCAGACCTTCCACGATGGTGATTATTGCCTGGACTGCCGCAGGGATAAGCTGGGGCAGAGCCATGCCGATACCTTCCACCAGTGCGACTACCAGCTGCACGGCGGCATCTACCAGAAGGGGCAGATTGTCGATAAGTGCCTGGACGATGGTCATCACCGCTTCCACCACAGCCGGAATCAGCTGGGGAAGCAAGGTGAGGATAGTATTCAGAAGCTGGGAAAACAGGTCGGTCACCGTCTGGAGCAGAGTCGGGAGCAGGTCAGAAAAGGCATCCAGCAATGCACCCGTTACTGTAGGCAGGACTTTCACCATGTTCTCAATAACAGGGGTAATGTTCTTAATGACGTTCTGGAGCGCATCCACCATGTTCTGGCAGAGAAGTTCCATATCGGCATCTGCATCACCAAAGCCCACCAGCATATTCTGGAGAGCCGCCTGCATGGCATTGATAGAGCCGGAAATTGTACCTTCCGCTTCTGCTGCGGTCGCTCCGGCAATACCCATGCTCTCCTGGATGACATGGATGGCTTCCACCACATCGGCATAGGAGTCAATGTTGTACTCAATGCCGGAAATGGCCTGGGCATCTGCCAGCAGTCGTTCCATTTCGGTTTTCGTACCGCCATAGCCCAGTTTCAGGTTGTCCAGCATGGTGTAGTTCTGCTTGGCAAAGCCCTGGTAAGCATTCTGGATAAGGCTCATGTCCGTACCCATCTTATTGGCGTTATCGGACATATCCGTAATCGCCATATCCGCATACTTGACTGCCTTTTCCGTATCACCGCCCAGAGATTGGATCAGCGATGCAGAGAAGGAAGTGACCGTTTCCATGTAGTCGTTTGCAGACATACCTGCGGTCTTGTAGGCATTGGCAGCATAGGTCTGAAGTTCCTGGGAGGATTCTTTGAAAAGCGTATCCACACCGCCGACCAGCTGTTCGTAGTCGGCATAGGCGGCGATGACTTCCTTACCCAGAGATACAGCCGCCGCACCAGCAGCTACTGCTACTGCACCCATCGCTGCACCGATGCCTTTCAGCACACTGCCCAGGGACTCGAACTTACCCTTGGACTTATCCGCAGAATCAGCGGCTTCATCGATTTCCTCGCCCATATCGTCCGCACTGTCAGCCACATCGTCCATCTCACGCTCGGCATCATCCAGAGCCGCATTGTTACGGTCGAGTTCCCTCTCCATGTCGTTAAGGGTGGCCGTGGCATTGTTCAGCTGGATCTGCCACTGCTGGGTACGGCGGTCATTTTCGCCGAAGGACTCCGCAGCGTTGGCCAGAGCCGAGCGGAGCGTTTCGATCTTCTGCTTCTGGGCTTCGATTTCCTTATTCAGCACCTGGTTTCTGGCGGTAAGGGCTTCCACAGAATTGTCGTTTTTATCAAACTGGGACTGTACCACCTTCATCTCAGAACCGAGGACTTTGAAGGACTGGTTGATTTCAGAGAGGGCCTTTTTGAACTCTTTCTCGCCCTCAAGGCCAATTTTCAGACCAAAATCATCTGCCATCTAAACCACCTCCTTCATCAGATGCCGTCTGGGATAATGTCATCGATGAACATCTCCCGTTTGGGTTTTGCCAGTCCGTTGTACTGTTTGTGGCATTCCCATAGGTCGAGTAATAAGCCAAACGGCATCAACCACACCTCATCCTGTGTCAGATGGAGGTGGGCGATGCCGTAATATAAAAGCCGGGTAAATAACTCTTCGTCCCTTCCCCGACCTGTGCGTTTTTTGTGTCAGACTCGCTTTCTACATTGCGCTTGGTGCCCTTGTAAAGAGCCTCGGTGATTGCAACCTTGTAATCTGCCAGATCCACAGGAGTGGTCAAGAGTTCCACCATCTCCTCGGTGAGCAGTTCCTTGGGTTCATCCTTATGCTTGAGATTATGAACCAGAATGGACTGGTTCGCCAGAAGCGTGATGAGCCAGACGATCTCGCCGATTGCCATCTCAAAATTCTCGGACTTCATCAGCTTGTCGCCCAGGTTCTCCAGTCCGCCGTAACGGCCGGCGATGTCCTTAGTGGCCTTGGTGGTCAGAAGCAGCGTATACTCATCGCCGCCGATATTGATATTTGCAGAGCGTTCTGTATTCATAGGTCAGTCCTCCTTATTCAGCTGCCGCACTGGCATAAGAAGGTTCATATACCTGCTTGTACCAGTTGGTAATGGTTTCAGCGGTTACAGCAGCATCACCCTCGGTGACCTCTGCCTTCCAGGGATGCTTACCCTTACTGTCCACCTTGTTTCGGCGAAGAATGGTGCCCTCAATGGTAGGGGTAGAGAAAGTGATGCTGTCGCCCTTGGTGGCAAGGTTCGTAGCAGGAATGCCGAACTTGACACGATAGAGCCAGTAATACTTGTACTTGCCGTTGGATTTCTTCGCACGGAAGCCAACAGCCACGGGATCACCGCCGTCCTCGCTGGTGGATACCACAACGCCATTTTCATCAATGGTCGCACCCGTCAAATCGGAAGCGGCAGTCGCACCGATGTCATCCACGCTAAGGGACAGCGTACCGCTTTTGAACTCCTTGACGATTTCGGCAGCACCATCATCTGCGTAGAGCGTAGCTTCTGCCAGTTCCACGGAGAGTTCGGCACTCATAGCCTTTGCCAGCTGTACCGGGGAGCCGTAGGTTTCACTGCCGTCCTCACCCTCAGTAATCTTGGCGTAATACAGTTTATCAAGACCGATAGTAGCCATAGGTTATTCCTCCATTTCATAGTGTTTGGCTACATCCACCGCATAGTGGTGATAGCCGTTTTCAGTTTCATAACCGACATATCTGCGGTCGGTTATCGTAAAATCATGAGCCAGGAGCGTTTTCACGATGGTGTTCTTATCCTTCATGTAATTGCCCTGGGCGTATAGTGAAATTCGTGCCTCCTGCACATCAAACGCTGGTGCGTTGTCAGCATGGAGGGCGAACGTGTCCACAATCGGCACCACCACGATATACCGCTCCGGGGCCTTGTCTTTGAACACACCAGTTTCCAGCGGAATACCAAGAGGAGTCAGTGCCGATTGAATGTCAGAAAGTACACTCACAGTTTTTTGACCTCCTCATCAAATTTCTGCTGCATCGCAGCGATACACGCCGACTTGGATGCAGACTTTGCTGGCTTCAAAAAGGGCTTTGCCGGCTGGCCGTGCTTTCCATACTCCAGAATGTTGGCAATCATGGCGTTGCTCTTGCCATCGGAACGGGGTTCCGCAAAACCAATTTTGATGTTGTGATTACCCTGTTTATCCATCTTTACTGGGGTCACGCCCAGAGAGGCTTCCAATTCACCCGTGGATTCAGACGGGTACTTCGTACCACTGCCAACAACTGCGGACAGGTTGCTGCTGACCTTTGCCAGAACCACCTCACCGCCAGCTTCCAGCACTTTTTCCGCAACGGCATCCGTATTGGACTGCAGCCTGGAAAACTTCAAAAGGAAGTCCTCCGGCATCTTCACATCAACTTTTGCCATTGGTCGCTTCACTCCTTTTTGCCAGCACCTCCACATACATCCCACGGCCTTTCACATCCTCTACAGAGGTAATGTCATAGCGACCTCCATCGCACACCAGAATGTGATCTGTGGTGATCGTCAGCCCAGGGATACAGCGGAAGCGAAAAAGGTCGGTCGCCTCCGAGAACGCAGCGAGGTTTGCCCACCGCTGAGAGCCGTGGCGACCTTCCCTGTATACACGGACAGAAGCGAGGACTTCATCCACCGTAGTAGAAAAGCCCTCGCTGTCCTTTTCATGTTTCACTTCGATGATATCCGCAAAACCGTTCATCATTCCATAACTCATACTCACCCCTTC